CCTCGCCCCTATAAAAGCTTTCGCCCCTAAAATACAATAAATGGACCAGGGCAGCTCAAAAAATTCTTTCATATCTCAACGTACAGAGGGTTTAAGGGTCTTGTCCGACCCTTACTACCCCCCTAATTTTAGGAATGTATTCCTTTTCCTTTAATTATATTTACTATTTCTTTAAACTCGTCTTGAGGATTGTTTTCTAAATTAGAGTCCCAATCATAAGTCGAGTCAGCTTTGCAAATGTCTTCAACCATTTTTAACTTTTTTCTAAGTTTAATATTTGATTGAATATATTCATCAGCCAATGTTTTTTTCTTTTTGTCATCAACGTAAATAACAAAACTGTCACCGTCTGTTGAATTTACTGAATGACTCCAAGAACCACTTTTTCTGAATTGTCTATAATATTTAAACTTTGGATTTAAAAATCGTTTAAATAATTTCATAAACAACTCGCCTTCAAAGTCGTTAGGCACTCCGTAAAAAAGATAGTTTCCTATCTCTTTTTTATTACACGGATTTGCCAACAACCTCGCTTGGAACTTATTAATAGTTTCACTCATTAGTTTAACCCCTTTCGTTCTTGTTTAGTTAAAGGAATTAAAAAACTATTAAGCTTAACTTTATTCCAAAGCTTTTCGTCTAGTTTTACTTTTTTAGGTTTACTAACACAGACTAATTCAGATTTATCCATTTCTAAATTTATCTGTAGTCTTGTTCCGTTAGTACAAGCAAACATATCATTGGCTTCAAATTCGAAACCCATATGTCTCTTGTCGCTATGACAATAAATATAACTATCACCTAATAGCATATTTAAAAGTCGTTCTTTATCCTCAAGTGTTAGCTGAGAATAAATTTTCAGCACTTTGTTTTGACTCATATGTCACTCCTTTTGTAGTTATTGATTTAAAGATATGAGCAATCACATCAACCGTCCAACCATTACCAAGCATTTTGTATCTTTGAGTATTTGATACGCCTTCCGTGTAATTATCTGGAACAGTTTGTAAACGCTCACATTCCAAAGGCGTAAGTTTACGCCATTGTTTATTGCCTAAAGAAATTTTAGGCTCACGGTTACCACCTCCACAAGTATTTAATGTAGGTGACTTTCCGTCTTTATCGTAAACACGTTTTAATACATCGTGACCATTCAATTCTGCATGACCTTTTAATATTAATCCGTTTTTACTTTCAACTTTATCTAATGGTATGTAAACTTTTTGTTTACTTGCCAACGTACTAGTTAAAGTCGGTGCTTTACCGTCAACATGATAAACTCTAGAACTTTGCTCAAAGACACCTTCACGGTACTCAAACTCTGTAATAGATTTATCAAATTGTTTAGTTTCAATTCCTAAACATTCTTTTAATGACAACCAATTGTCTTCATCTGGAATTGAAAAAGAACTGTCTGTTCTAAACCAATGTTCAGCTTTTGTTAGTGGTACATGACAATAAAATGCAACTTGACTAATAGTTAAATTAGCAATTCGCACTCTATGATAACGCAACACAGTTTGAAGACTTTTAATGTCAACCTCATGTTTACGAACTTTTACAATCTCAATCTCATTACCTACATGATTAAGACCGTCTTTTGAAACAACTGGATTATCTTTTAATCTAATTCCAGTCATTCCTTGATTGCCAAAGCCTTTATAATCTCTTGCCATTAAACAATGAGATTTTTTAATATCAGCTTTTTGCAATTGCTTACCTTGATTAATAACCATGTCAGCAACTCCGTTATCTTCCAGAATATCTTTAATGACAATTCCTTTATCTTCTGGAACTGTAACATTAGGTATATTCGTCCAATACAATCTTCGTCTTGATTGCGCTGAAACAAGATTAGAATTAATCTCGATAGGCTCGACTCCAAGATACTCACTTATAATATCTCTGGACTCTTTATTCATTACCACGTTTTCAAGTAAAAAATATTTTGGTTTGAACTCTTTTAATATACGCACAAACTCAAAAAATAATTTACTACGTGGGTCTTCAAAGTTTAATCTGTTTCCAGATTTACTGAAACCTTGGCAAGGCGAACCACCGATAAGCAAATCCAATTCAAAGATTGGACTAAAGTCTTCACGCTTAACTGTAGTTACATCACCAAGATGAACTATGTTTGGAAAGTTTTCTTTTGCAACTTTCATTGCATACTTATCAATTTCACTTGCATAATAAGTATCAACTTTCGCCCCTAGTTTCTTGAGAGCAATTTGACCACAACTCATGCCGTCAAATAATGACATTACTTTCATATGTGTTTTCCTTTTGTAGTTAATTGAAAATTGGCTTTCGCCCCTCGCCCCACGTAGTAGTGACAAGGGCAACAAAAAAATCTGTCGCCCCTATCATCCTCTACAAAAAGGGAGTATTCCTAAAAATAAAAATTAATTTATTTTAAGGTAGTAAACGCCTTGCGTTTGAGCATTCGCAACAGTGACGCCATTCGTTCACTATCAAAGCGCCTTAATTTCTTTTTTATTATTTAGATATGATTTTTATTAATGATTGTTTTTATTTCTTTAACTTTCATTAATATGTCATTATTCAAATTGATTTCCCTATATTCTTTTAAATAGGCTCTAATAAAATGAGTAATTTCTAAATCACCATATTTTATAATCGTATTTCCAGAAGCCGAATAATATTCAGTATCTAGAAAACTTTCAATATCACATGGAATTTTACGACCACTCATAATGCTTTCAATTTTAAAAATGTCTTTTAGTTTCATATGCTTTCCTTCCTTTTGTAGTTTGAGCTGCAACCGTCAAAAAAAATTTTGAAAATTGCAACAGTTTATTTATTGAGTATCTAAAACGAAACCAGAATAATCTTTTTTCGCTTTACCTTTTGCCATTAAGCCACAAATTGAATTTAAAGTATCTGTAAACCTTAAATCAGTTTCATCAGCATTAATAACGTTGAAGCCTTTAAATGTTTTAGGCAAATAATTTCTAAATACAGCCGAAATATTTCCACCTAATTTTAAAATATTAAACGCTTCCTTTTTATTGTCCTCGTTTAATGAATAAGTGATATAATAATTTTTTGGCAACTCACCGTTTATAAATTTTAATGCTCTTTTATAAACTTTTGTATAATCGTAAAATTGCACTTTTGGAAATTTCTGTATTATATCAAAATTTTCCCACGATATATCACTTGTTCCATTTAAACGAATACACGGAATAAAACCTTTTTTATGACAGTTTAAAACATGGTTTTTAATTTCACGTTCTAATTGTTCTAAAAATGTATTCCGTTCTTGTATAAACCAACGTGTTTTGTTTATTCGTCCATTTTGTACGTTGCTAAATGCACCGTGACCAGACGTATTTAAACACGCTTGTTTACATCCTTTTGAAGCCATTGGACAAACGTTAAAACCACTTAAATTTGAAGGCGCTAGATATAAAATGGCTGTCTTATATCCATACTTTTGACCCTTCACGGTTTTAGCGTTGTTATCTATATTTAAAAGTTTTTTAGACTTTATAAAAGATAGTGTTTTCATATGTTTTCCTTTTGTAGATTTAAGAAAAAAAGACGCTTTGATAGTAAACGAATTAAAGGCGCTTAATAGAAGGCTTGAAGAGTTTATTATTAATAAATAATTTTAATTATAATGTAAGTCTCGAAAAAATCGAAGACCACCCACTACAACCAAAATTAAACCGAGCCACGTCTCAAAATGAATTGAAACAATGACACCTAAAAACATTAACGCAAAACTTAACGCAAATGTTATTGAAAGCATTACAGCGTTAAACATTATCTTAATACTTTCCATTTTGTTTTAGTCACTTTTGATTTAAAAAAGTCATATTTATAATTACTACACATATACATTATATAATCGTAATTATTATCAATGACCCTAGTTTCAGAAAATGCTTTTTTCTTGATTGCATTTTCAAAACATTTTTTTGGGTTATCATTAAAAATAGATTTTAAATGACTTGCGCCACTCATTGCATAACTGTTTTCATGACAGCTTTTTATTGGTTTTGGACACGTGTTTATATTTCCGTTTTCACTTATTAGATATAGATTTGTCATATTGTATTATCCTTTTGTAGTTATTAGAAAATATCAAGCCTTCAATTAAACGCCTTTAATCGTTTTATAAATTCACAATCTTTTAATTTAGATTGTTTTCGGTTTATCTTTATTTCAAGTATAACCTAGCCACGAAACCACCTAAAAAGGTACGTTATTTAATCAATGAGTTTTTTAAAATCTATTAAGCCTAAAATCTCGTTATTATTAAAAGTCATAATATTCAAAACTGATTTTATTTTTAATATATTCCTCACGGCAATTTAATTAATAAACTAAACCGTTAATCAATACAACCCCTTAATAGATTAATTCCGTTAAAGGTTAAAAAAGCCTTATTTTACGCCAATTCCAGGGCAACCAATAAAAAGCCTTTAAAACGCTTATTTTATCAAAAAACCAAAAAATAGGCTTATTTCAGCAAATCAACCAAAATTAAAAGCCCATAGAAGCCTTTAGAAGCCCTTTGAATTGTTTTTAGGTACTTTGATACCCTCTAATTTTTTTGAATAATTAAGAATATAAATAAAACTAAAAGAATTAATAAAAGTAATAATAAAAGAATATTTAAAAGTAATTATTAAAAATAAATAAAAAAAATAATTAAAAGAATAAATAAAATTAAATCTAAATGAATAATAAAATAATAATTAAAAGTTAATCATTAAGTTTAAATAAATAATTAAATGTTAATCTTTAAGTTTAAATAAAAAGAAAAAAAAATAGACCCCATTAGAAGAGTAAACGCAAAATAAAACTAAAAGAACATTAAAGAACATTGAGCAACGGTTATAACAACCGATAAAAAAGCCTTAAAACCCTATAGAAATCAACGACCTGGAAAGAGAACAAAACAAGAACAAAAAGTGCCATGGGGGACAATTCGCACCCCTAGTATAGTGATACCCTCTCAGATTTTTTTACCAAAATCTTACGGATTAGCCTAAAGATTAGCAATGGTATGTAACCTAATAGTATTATCTCTGGTAATGTCATGTACTTCCTTTCATAATGGTTAATGGGTGGGAAGGTTTCATATTTAACCTACCTAAAGACACTTTATGGTAACATTAAGGTTACATATAGGTGACTTTCTACCCCCCTAGTTCTAATAGGGGTACTAATTAAACCACCTTGAGTTACTTGGCTTTCTACCTACTGCATTTTCCATAAATCTGTCTAAATCTTGTCTTAACAAGTCATTCTTATGCTCATTAAACGATAACTCTTGGTCTCTGTCCATTCTCTCTACCCAGTAATTAACTGCAATAGATAAAGCGTCCAATTGGTCATCATGTCTAATAGAACCTTTGTCTTTAGTAATACGAGTCATTTGCTTAAACAATTGGTGGTCTAGGTCTAACTTGAAGTCATCCTTAATTAATTCTTGGCTAACAACTAGTCTATGTTGGTTCATAACAGGCTCTAGAGTGTCTATAATACGTAGTTCTTTCTGTTTTGAGTGTCTTACCTCCTCAATAGAACAAGGGTGTATACGAGCCATTATGGGCTTTAGAAGGGCTGTTGCCATTCCATCACCAAAGTTAGACTCTATTACTACATAGTTAACCTTTTGGTGTTTAGCTATTGTACTAAGCTCTTCAAGCGTACTGTCACTATAACCACCTATAAGTCCACCACAAGCTGTTACGTATAAAATACCGTGAAGCATTTTAACTACAGCAAAGCCTGTTCTGTCAGCACCACGTCCTGCAGGGTCAATTGCCATAACTGAGCCTTCAAATGGTGCGTATTCTTCGGACATATACATAGGTGCAACGTAATAGTCACCTTTAAGTCCTACATTAGGCAGCTCACTGTCTATATTCTTAATTTGGTCTGTAGAAGAAGCCCATTGTATCTTTGCAGGGGCTTCCTTCCATGTAGATAAACCAGATACGACAATTAAGTCGTTTAGTTTAA